AACCGTGCGGTTAAGCACGCGCGAGAAACAGCCGACCCAGCGGGAAAAATATTCCGTGAGAGATTGATAGCATGAAAGATTCTTTCAGAAAACTGGAACCCTCAACGAGAAAATGGATCACTTCACTCAAGAAGCGATATGTTCTTGAGGACTACCATGAACGACTTCTCATCCTGGCGGGTCAATGTTGGGATCGTGCACAACAGGCGCGGTGGATGATCGAAGATGAGGGGCCGGTTCTGACCGATCGATTTGGACAAAAGAAGCCCCATCCCGCTTGTCAGATTGAGGCGCAGAGCATGATCAATTTTGCAAAGCTGTTGCGGGAATCCGGCATCGACCTGGAAAAGGTGGACGAGCCGCGGCCAAGGCGACAATACTAAATTAAAGGAGAGAAGCAATGCCAAGTCGACCCAAAAAGGTTGTCCAGAAACGTGGAGCCGAGGGGATCCCTGAAGAGGCATTTTATTATTTTATACATGGCCCGTATTTCGAGGGCGAAGACTGGGCCGCAGGAAAGTCCAAGGATGAAATAGAAGCTTTCCGGCTCAAGCACCGCCGGGCAATCGATGAACGGTATCGTGCGGAGGGCCTCCTGAAAAATGATGAATAAAAGCGCTTTGGCGCTCTTAGATATACGCGCGCAGCTCACCGGGACGGTGGGGGGCGAAATCATGCAGATGACTTGTCACTTCTTATGCCGCGCGGGACGCCGGGAGAATACAATCAAACTGCATGGTGACAGACTCGGAACCCTTCAGCGGGATGTTGAAGGCCATTCGAGTCGAAGCAGGAATGCTGCTTCCGCGCGGGACGCCGGGACCAGATAGTTCCTGGGGAACAGAACCACAATCGGCAAAGGGAGATTATAACTTTTAATTAAAAATTAGAATCCGGGTTCCCTCAAAGTCAGGCCAGACTGAGAGGGACGTAAGAAGCAACTAAGGCGGCTGTTAGGAGCCTAACCTCCTGACGGTCGCCTTTTTGTTTGCCCGGATATCCAAGAAAGGGAAAATTCATGAAAGAAAGCAAAATTAGAAATAACATTGCGATATTACAGCAGGTGATTTCTTCCACACAAGACCTTGCGAGGAGAGAGGGCAGGCCTCTCGATAAAGATGAGCAGGATCGGGTCCAGGAGATGCAAAATGAAATTGAGAAGCAACAAAAAGCACTTCCGAATGGTCCGGTTACTCTGTCCAGGGGTTCTTTCTCGGGCGGCAGTGGTGGTCCGTTCGCTTCCCTCGGTGAGCAGCTTCAGTCCGTAGCAAGGGCGGGTATTCCCGGCGGCAGGGTAGACTCTCGACTTCACGAAATAAACGCAGCGGCAACCGGCCTAAACGAGACGACACCATCGGAGGGTTCGTTTCTCGTCCAGAGCGATTTTTCCAACGACTTGCTCACTTCGGTATTTAAGACGGATACTCTTCCCGCCATGTGTCGCAGGATTCCCATCTCCTCGGCCTCCAATAGCATCAAGATCAATGGCGTGGATGAGACGTCTCGGGCCGATGGCAGCAGAGCGGGTGGCGTCTTAGGTTATTGGCTGGATGAAGCGGCTGAGAAGACAAAGAGCAAGCCGAAATTCCGACAGGTCGAACTCAAGCTCAAAAAGCAGGCTGTCCTGATTTATGCAACCGATGAACTGCTTGAGGACGCTACAGCGCTTGAGGCTTTCATAAGGGAGGCCGCTCCGGCTGAACTCAATTTCCGATTAAGTGACAGTATCGTCAACGGCAGCGGCGCGGGTATGCCCTTGGGGGTATTGGCGTCCGGTTGCCTGGTTGTGCAGCCAGCCGAGACGGGCCAGCACAGTGGAATCCTGGCAGAGAATGTCATCAAGATGTATTCCAGGCATCTCCCCGGTGCGAACTCAAACAGCGTGTGGCTAATCAATCGCAATGTCTTGCCCGAACTCTACTTGATGACCGTGTCCATAGGCACCGGTGGCGCCCCTGTATTCCAACCACAGGGGGGATTGTCGGGGCAACCATACAACACCATACTCGGCATCCCGGTCATGCCCATCGAGCAGTGCGCGTCCCTTAATACCAAGGGCGATATCATCTTAGCCGACATGAACAGTTATTTGTTGGCCGAGAAAAATGGGATCCAAGCTGCAATGTCGATTCACGTTAAGTTTGAGTTCGACGAAAGCGTCTTCAGATTCGTGATGCGCGTTGATGGCCAGCCTTCTCTGGCTTCGGCGATAACGCCTTTCAAAGGTTCTTTAACTCAGAGCCCGTTTGTCGCACTGGCAACACGTTCATAACCCACAGACGGCCGGGGGCTTCGGCCCCTGGCCTTTTAGGAGAAAGATATGGCAATATCAATAACCACCCCGGCATCAACACACGGTTTCATCGTGAACGGCGTGACCACGGACGCACGCGGCTGTGAGGTAATTGTCGCGGCCGAGGTAGGGAAACGGCATAAAATACGGCACATCACTGTCAATAGTGATGGCTCATCAACTGTGACCATCGGTTCGGGCGTATCTGGAGCCGCAGTGGAGGTGGCCTTGATAGGACCTGTCGCTTTTTCTGCGGGAACAACCCTCCAGTGGGATTTCAATCCTCCAATGTGGCTGCCGGAGAACAAATCACTCAGCGTAGATGCAAGCGCAGCCGTGAATCTCTGCATTTTCTGCCAAGGCTTGACGGAATAAGGCAACAGATCCAACCGGGGCACGGCCAGCCCGTGTGGATACAGGCATGGCGCACCGGGGCTCATGTTTTCAGGCCCGAAAGCGCAACGGTAGTCGAAGCCGTCCGGCGACTCCCCGGAAATTTCGGCAGGCTCCCAGGGATCGGCCCTGGGGGCCTTTTGTTCTTGAACCTTGCTCAAATTTACGCAATGTCGTTTCCTTCTGAGATATGGGCAGCCCTCGAAGCAGAGCGCAAGATGGGCGAGATGCTATCACAGACAGAAAGGGCGAAGGGAGCAATGGGTATTGGAACAAGTGCGGTAACATCAAGTGACCGCACTCCTCCGACGCTTGCCGAGCTTGGCCTTACGAAACGAGAAAGCACAGAAGCTCAAACCTCGAAAACATGGGCAGTCTCCCCCGCATTAGCTTCACCCTTCACGATCCATAAAGCGGGTAAGGGAATCATACTGGCCCGGTCCGGCGGACGCAACCTGGGGCATTCTACGAGCACTTTATTTTAAGAGAATGTGGGAAATGCAGGCGGGGCTTGAATTGGTCAGAGTTCATGCCAGGGAAATCAAATTTTTAGCAGCGCGCAGGATCGGGGAGTTGGTGCCAGCGGAAGAACCAAAAAAAGCAGGAGAGAAGGGAGGCAGGGGCAAAAAGGGTGCCGAAGATCGGCAGCCTTTATCTATTTCTCATCAGCGTCTCTCCGAGTTCAGGAAGCTCGCAGAGATCCCCCTTGACATCTCCAATATGCGGCGTATTATAACACTATCGAAACTATTGGCGGAGGGTCACCGACATGACCGCAACAGGATTTAGCCCACAACTGGCGAGGTGTTCGGGATTCCGCAAGGGCCTGACGGGTACCAATACCCGCGATAGCACCTCGCCATTTCCTTTTTCAAAAACATCAGGAGGCATATCATGGGGTTCTGCATAGGTCTAATCATCGGAGTATGCATCGGAGCAATTTTGATCTCGGCAATAAGCATCAGCCGGCTAAATCGGGCCGAAAGGAGGGAGCCATGAAGATCACGCATGACAAACAAATCGGGCGATTCCTCTGGGGCGCCGGGCCTTTACCGGATGGGGCGGATATGCTCGGTACGGTCGAACGGCAGCCGGGCGATATCGGGGCATTCATCCGGCTGCGTACGGGATGGTATGTCCAGGGCAATGCAGGGAGCATCCGGTCGCTGGATCAGCGGCAGGTGCAGGTGGTTATGGAGGGGGTAGCGCATGAATGTTAGATCAAGGAGGGTGTCATGGAAATAAATTATCTAATCATGAAGGACGCGAGCGGCGGGACGACGTACTTAACGAATCAGAGCACGAGCTCTCACTATGGCATCCCGGTCCTGCAGATCACAGCGGAGGACGTGGACGGAGACTTCGGCCCTGCGGATCTTATCGGGGACCTGGACAGGCCGGAGACTCTCTTCCCGGCGGCAAACATCGTGCAGTCCTGGGGCAGACAGCCGGAGAGGACAGGCGATGAGAGAAAGGCCGCAGCGCTGTATCTTAGTCAGTGGCCGGAGGGGCCACAGTTATGAAGGCACTCGTGGTGCTCATACTCTTGGCCCTCTGCGCCTGCAGCGGGACATTCTCGGAAGGGAATCCCTGTGACCGTTGCGACAATAAGGACTACTACTACAACCATCCATATTACTGTCAGGAATGCTTGCAGAGGGCGACCCAGCCATGACAGCCTGATGGGTTTTTTCCCATCATGGGTAAGGCTCCGGGGAAACCTGGGGCCTTTTCTTTTATGCCCAAATATGGGGAAACCACTGATATCATACCACCCTATCCATAAGAATCGAACCTGGGGCACTACAGCCCCAAGAATGGGTATCTATAGGGTAGCTATAAGATTCTCATATCACCCGTGAATCAAGAGCCAGCGGGGGGTATCGAACCCTCAACCTGCTGATTACGAATCAGCTGCTCTACCATTGAGCTACGCTGGCTTGAGAGGGTTTTTACCTAGACTAAA